ACTAAAGAGCCTCCCGTTCGTCCACCGATGTTGAGAGCATCAGGTCAAACTCATCTCCTTCTTGGGTCTTCTTTGCGAGTTGATAGAACGATTCACTGAGTGTGCCTTTGGCACCCCCAGTGTATTTGTTCAAGTCTTCCCAACCAGAACCTTGATTGAGTGAGCGTGGCCCGATGATCTTTTCCTCGGCAGACGCTGTGTGGAGTGGAAGTGGAGCCGGTGGCTCCTTCTTCTTCACATACTCCGACCAGTCGATGGACAAATGCTTCTCTATGAGATGGATCACGGTGGATCTCTCTATGAGTTGCTGAGCGACGGGCCTGGACAGAATTGCTGTCAGGCGCCGTCGCTTGTCCTTAGACTTGAGACGACATTTCTTGGACAGGACGTGCATTGCGCTCTTCCTGTCTTTGGAATTTAGTTGAGATTTCAGGACCAGTTCTCCAAGCTGCTCATCGGAAATTTTGTCGAGCCCGCCCCGTCGGCGGCTCCTCATTTTCCATGACTTCTTGGAGACGGGGAGGGTCTCAAGCTTCTCATTACGCAGGTAGTGACAAGTTTGAGAGGCAGCCTTCACGGCAATCACAGCGTCGTCAACGTCATAGGGTCTTCCCTTTTGACGTGGCCCGGCACCGCGAATGCTTTGAGCTCCTTGAGTAGGGCGGTAGTGTATTGGTCGTCACAGACTGCGAGGTTAGGCTTTCCTTCTTTTACAAGAAGTGCTAGCCCACCTTGCGTGATCTGTCCGAACCCACTGCCGCCGTGCTCAACCCTCCCTGGTCCTGTGCCTCTTGGAATCAGGTGCATCCGCACCTGGTCGCTAAGGTCCTCCTGGAATTTATTTTCCCTGAGGGCTGCAGCGACAGCGAACTGGTTAGAGGATTGTTTCGCCACGAGCTTAGCAGCGGTAATTGCAGAGAGATGACCTACATCGTAGGCCGTCGCTTTGCTCTTGTCACTGTTTTGCTCAACAATTCTCTCGCAGAACACTCCGCGTGTGCCGAAGAAGGACTTTGACTTATTAACAACAAGTCCGAGTTCCTCTAAGGTCGCTTCGTACCGGTCGGCAATGGGCCTAGCCCAGTAACCGATCAGATCGTCGCCACACACGGAGTATGATTTGCGTCCAGCTCCTGCCTTCCAAGCGGCATAGCTGTTGATGAGACTCAAGATGACCCACGTTGGTCCTAGACCCATGTGGATGCCCCTTGTGGTGGGGCTGTCAGTCGCGTCCCCTCTGCGGCGTTTGGGAGTAGCCTTACGGTTACTTCCCTCCGCTGTGGGGAACGGGCTTGACTGGCCATCTGCAGGCAGCCTCTGGACCTTCTTAGGTCCGAAGAGCTTTCGAACGACACTTCGGTCTATCTCGGGCATGCCCATCCGTGTACAAAGGAGTAATCCTACGTGCATGGCCAGGGCGTGATCGATGTAGTCCGTGGCGTTGGATAGGTCCGCACTGTACAATAGAGCTTT